AGTGGGGCCATAGCAACTTGTTTGCCTGATGGCGGTATAGATATGCAATTTGGCGTAGGTGGTGCCCCAGAAGCTGCAATAACTGCTGCCGCCATGAAATGTCTCGGCGGGTTTTTCTTGGCTCAACTTTGGGACAAAAAATTATTTGGCACAGCAATGAATCAAGATGAGTTGGTTAAAGGACATTGTGCATTTGCTGCTACAGGCATTACAGATGGAAGTTTATTGAAGGGCGTGCGATGGTCATCAAGAGGCCCAATTACAAACAGTGTATTCATGCGATCTGAAAGTCGAACTGTTCGCTGGATTACAACAAATCATGGAAATTGATTATTTGGTTGTGACAGACTTGGCTAAGTTTCTTGGATAATCGGGATCATAGTTTTTAGCCAAAGCAATATGATAAGCCAAGAGTTGTATTGGAATTATTTCTGATACAACTCTTTCTATATCTGTTTTGCCCGCTGGTATTTCAATCCAGTGGTCATAGAGGTTGTTGTATTTTTCTGCAATTCCTATAATTTTTGCCCCTCTGCTTTTTACTTGTTTCCCACTTATTTCCATGTCTTCATAAGTATTGTCGCTGGGATGCAATAGAATTACATATACATCTTCGTCAATAAGTGCTAGTGGGCCATGTTTTAACTCCCCGCCCGCCAAGCCCTCAGCATGAATATATGCTAGTTCTTTTATTTTAAGCGAAGCCTCAGAAGCTATGGGATGATGTATGCCTCTTCCCAAAATATAAATATCATTTATATCTTTCAATTCATTCGCTATTGATTCAACCAATGATTCTGTTTTTAAGGCTTGTTTTACACATTTGGATATTGCTTTAAAATCAATGTCGGCAAATTTGATGTGAGACACAATAGCAGCAAGCACCAATATTTGTGAAGTAAAACTTTTTGTTGCAGCGACACCAATTTCTGGCCCGCATCCGATTGGCAAAACCAAATCAGATAATCCACCTAAAGTAGATGCAGTTTTATTGACAACTGCAATAATTTTAGAACCTTTGTGTTTGGCCATTAAAACTGTTTCTAATACATCGGCACTTTCTCCACTTTGAGAAATTGCCAACAGTACAGATTTTTCGTCAAAATCATGATTTAAAAACGGACATTCACTTGAAATTATTGGCTCTACTTTTATTTTCTCTTTGTTTAACAAATATTTGCCAACTAAACATGCGTTGTAACTTGTTCCACTCCCTGTGAAGTAAATGCTTCTTGCAGAAGTGAGCATTCTGGCTGCGTCGAATGTATTACAATCGGGCGTATTGCACTTGATGTTTTTTACTGTCTTAACTTGTTCATTGATTTCTTTGATTGTAAAGTGTGCATAATCTTCTTTGTATGCATCAGTTACCTCTTTGGAAAGTTGAACGGTTTTGTGAGTTACTTTTTTTCCTTCAAAGTTGTAGATGTTCATTCCACCAATTTTAGGTGGTTCTATCACAATGAATTCTTTGTTTTCTAAATAGATTGCTTGATCTGTGCTTTCTATAAATCCCAATACATCACTAGCAATGATATAACCTAATGGAGCCAAACCTATAATTACTGGCTCGTGGTTACGAACAGCAACCAATGTTTCATCATCAAAAATAGCCAAGAAAGCAAAATGTCCTTTGAGATATTTTATGCTTTCTAATGTTGCTTTTTTGGCATCTTGTCTTTTGATGTAGAAGTGAGCCAATAGATTGGCAATTACTTCGCTGTCTGTATCGCTTTTGTGTTCAAACCCGAACTTCGATTTAATTTCTTCGTGATTTTCAATTATGCCATTATGTACGATGGCAATTTTGCCGAATAGCGAATCAACATGAGGGTGAGCATTTATTGCAGAAACTTTCCCGTGAGTCGCCCAGCGTGTATGGCCAATGCCTACATTACCGGGCAATTTATCAAGATTTTCTTTCCGATTGACTTCTTTTACTTTGCCAATATTTTTTTTGACTTCAAGTTCTTTGTGAAAAACAGCAACGCCCACGCTATCGTAACCACGATACTCCATTTTCTGAAGTCCTCTTACGATGGTGGGCGATACTTCACTTTGAAAGGAACAGCCAATTATTGAACACATAACTTTTTCCTGAAGTGTTCAACTCTTTCTTTGATTGATCGAGACATATACGGTCTTATCGTATTTTCAAAAGTTTCAACCTCATCATCTCCATCCCCTCTTTCTTTTTCTGCCATTTTTCTATAAAGCCTTCTCATGGCTTTTTTGATCTTATCATCTAAAACTAAAGTGGTAAGCTCTTCACCTTCATCTGTTGTGATAATTCCATCTTCTTCGGCTTTTCCAATTTCCGCCAAAGCATCATGGGGAGACATATTGTCATCTAAAACATGACTTGTTCTACCATTAGTTTCTTCTTCCTCATCAGAGGTTTCTGGTGGCACATTTGGTGGCAATTCAGACATTGTTGCTGTTCGTGATGTATTTTCGGGAGGCGCTTCTGGCGATGTGTCTGTAGGCATCTCTGTAGGATTCTTAGGTCCAGAACCCGTCATAGCATCACCTTCTAATTCATCTTGAGCTATTTCTACATCAGACTTTCTTCCTCTTCTTTTAAGTCTTTCAACATAAGCGGCTTCTAGTCTTTTGGCTGTTTCAAGTCTTCTTTCAAAATCTTGACGATCTTTTATTGGATCATTATCTAGCTCAACTCTTTCTTGTCTTCTAAGTTCATTCCATATGTGGTGTCGGTCACGGCCATAAAGAATATCCACTCTAGGATCGCCAAGTCTTAGAATCCACGGCAAAACCAATCCTTTTAATTCTTTTTTTCCTATTTCTCTATGGTGTCCCCCACCGTGACTATTCCAAGCTGCTTTTTCACTAGGACTTAAATCAGCCCAGCTTTTACCGCCAGTATTTGGCTTTTTATCCCAATAAGAAGAAATGCTGCTGCTGTAAGTCGAAGGATCGGCTGGTTCAGTATTTCCAGACTGTGCAGGGGCTTCTGGTTCTATATCAGAGGCTTCTGGCTCTTCAATAGTAGCTGTGCGACCCAGACCAGCCAGAACTCTATCTAAAGTTGTTGTATCTGGTCCTGTGGCCCCTTCAATAGCCTTTTTGTATTGTTCGTATTTGTCTTGTGGTAAGCCTTTTTCTTTTGCCTTTTCTAAGGCATCCATAGTAGCAGCCTTTTTATCTTCAAAGCTATCGCCTGTCGCTGCCGGTTCTTCGGCTTCATATTTGTCTAATTCTTTTTCGGCCAAGTCTAATTCATCATCACTAATGTGTTTTTGAATTTTCTTATGTACTTCATCTTCAATTTGTGTTTTAAGAGCTTCAAGTCTGTCACGAAGCTCTTGTTTTTTCTGAGTGATCTCAGTGCCAGTACCTTTTCGCTTTTGAATTTCTTGAATTCTTTTAAGAGCCAATTTTGGATTAGTTGCTGCTAATCCTAGAATTTGTTGATATTCATCTTCTTTTATATCCCCCCGATCTCGCATTTGCTTGGCAAATGCTTCGGCACCACGTCTGTCGTTATCTTTCTCATCATCTGTCACAGGGGCTGTACGAGAGGGAGCAGAGGGTGCAGGAGAAGAAGGAGCAGTCGGCACAGGGGAAGGCGAACTACCCCCAGCACCATAAATATGGTCTTTAACTGTTTTTGTAAGTAATGCTTTTAATTCCTCGCCCCATCTATTGATGGTTTTCATAATGGCGAGATTTTCTGTACCGGGAATAGCATCTTCAAACAAGATGTCTAATTGATCTTCAAGTTGTTTGCAGAATTCTTTGAATAAGCGATATTCTTCAATAGGCACTATTCGACTTTCTGCGTGCCCTAAATCATCGCCTAATTTGTTCTTCCAGAAATATGGATTATCTTGATTGTATCTGCCCCACCACAGATTAGACATTGAATTTTTAAAACGATCCCATATGCCACGCTTCGCTTGAGGGCGGGTCATTGGGTTCATCAATGAGGTTTTCAATTGAGCAAGCATTTGATCCACTTCTTGTGGAATTCTATCCAGCAATGCTTGTACTTTTTGGTCTAAAGCTGCGTCTTCTGCTAATTTCATGGCATTCTCCTTGCCATTATATAGTCTAAGAAAATCAATGTTGATCGCTTATATATTCGCCAATTTTCTTTAAGGACATAAGGCAGGAGTCAAATCGGTGAAAATCACTAGACAAATATTCCAAAGCCAATTCATCAAATCTGTCTTTATCTTCACCCTCTACTTCAAAATAGAGTGCTTTTCCCTTCTTGCCCAATACCTTATATTTGTGCATAAGAATATAAGCGGCTGCGCCTAGATCAGTAACAAATCTATGGCCTTTGGCCGTAAATGGATATTCACCTATCTTTTTTAAGGACATTATACATGCGTCAAAGCGATGAAATTCACTGGATAAGTAATCCAATGTTAATTGATCGAACTTCTCAGATGTATGATCTTCCGATAAAAGAAAGTAAATATCTTTCCCTTGACGGCCAATTACTTTATAGTCGTGCATTAAGATGTAAGCGGCTGCACCCAAATCACTTACACTCTTTCTTGTATTTGTCATTTCTTCCTTTCAAATTCGTAGAGGGAGGGCGGATTTGCCCTCCCTCTCATTCACTCTTGATTAAAAAATCTTTTCTAGTTGCGACTGAATTACTTTAGTAAGTACACTTGTAGCTTTTTTTGGCCCAAGAATGCACTTTAATCCTCTGTGAGCAGTATCAATAGAATCTTTTGTAAACTTGGTAGTCATACCATTGACTATAAGAAAGTCTCCATCCATCGAAAAATCATATCCCATTCTCTTTTTTAACAAAGAAGTTACACTTTCTGGATTTAAAGAAGGATAAACAGGATCGGTTGATGGGAATATTTCTGCTACTTTAGCCAAGATAACATCAATATCTTCTAATCCTGATCCTAAAGTTTCTTTTGTAGGATCAGCAAATATTTTGCGGTCGCAAGCAGAATTTTTACGACAATGAGATACTACTTTTTTAACAACTTCTTCATCGTCGATTCCAGAAAGAGATTGTAATTCGTCAGTAAATTCTATTTCACCAACTTCTACTTTTCTTAACTCATTCATCTTTTCAACGATTTCATTATCATCTTCAACAATCAAATCGTCTCGCCAATTTAGTGTTGGCTCTTTTTGTACATCATCGAACAATTCAGATTTGAGCCAAACTTTTTCACCCTTGTCGTTTTCAACTAGGTAATTGGAAGCAACAAGTCTATTACTATCATTTTTCTTTTCTATCACATCATAAAATTTGCCGTGCGTCATGTCCGCACGATTTTTAATCAAAGGACAATACTTTGCCTTTGTATATTGAGAGGAACAGTGGAACCTGTCCTCTTGTTTTTCTTCATTCATAACTCATCCTTTTTATTATCTAGTTATTTCGCAGCTTCTGCGGCAATTAAGCAACCACGAGCTACGCTGTAAAGTGGATCGTTCGGCTTGACGACTTCCCCCACTTTGATTGGTAAGTTTGCTTGCACCAATGTATCTTTAAACAAAGTTGCAAAACCATATGGGGACGAAGTTCCCCCTGCGATTACAATATCAACTGGATTCTCAGTATGGACAGCCTTAGAAGCACCGGCCAAACCTTTTTTGATTCCACCAATAGTGTGTTCAATCATAATTCTGTATTGAGTCTGTATTGCACGTTCAACTAAGTTAGTAGGTTGTTTAGATAAGTCGATTTTAGTTTTTTCTTTATTGATAAATGTTGGTGTTTCGCCCGTAGCTCTTGCAGCTTGTTTGTCAATCCAGTCGCCACTGTTAACTAAAGCAAAAGTAAAGACGGGCTGGCCGTACATTGCATAACAAAGGTTTACCATGCCAGCACCAAAGGAAATTCCGATTCCTGTATAAGCCTTTTTACCAAGTTCTGCATAAACTAATGCTAACGCTTCGTTGATTGGCTGGGCATTTACTTTATAACCCTCTTCAGATTTAAATGCTTTGAAAATAGCTTCCAAAACCTTTGCGTGATAGTCTGCGTCTGTTTCTTCGTTAATGGCGTTTGCAGGAACGCTATAGTAAAGTGTTTCGTTATCAGTCTTAACTGCGTCGAGAAGACTGTGGACCATGATGCTTAAAATTTGAAATGCATCTCGTTCTTTTGGATTCACACAGCCGTGGGCCATAGGACGCTTCAATTCCAATTGGCTCATTGTGTAGGCCATATTGACAGCAGCCTCCCCAAGAGCGTATGCGACGTTCTCACGCTCAATAAGCGGCACGCCAGCATTCTTCATCATGTTAAAGACGAATCGGTTTTCGAGAGGAAGTTCTAAGAAGGCATTTACCTCTCTCTTGTTTACAAA